CAATGCTTATTATAATCAAATCAAGAATGCAAAACAGAAGCAAATTGACGAGATCTCCTTAAAAATATTCGAGAACTTCTTGTCAAAACTTTAAAATTTATAAATAATATTACTTCTTCAGGAGTTAAAACAAATGAGTAAGACATTATCAGAATCCGCTGCAGAAATTCTAAAAGCATCAATGAATGCTCAAAAAGACGCAGCAGCAAAACTACCAGGCGAGATGGATGATCTCGGTGGTTCAACAAAAGAAAAGCCAGAAGGCGACGATGTTGGTAAGAAAACTGCAGCTGGTGTTGGTGAAGCACCAAAGCCTGGTCAAGTATCAGCCGAAGGCGACAAGAAAATGGGCTCAGTAAAATCAGCAAATATCGCAAAGCCAGTTGTTGGTAGCGTCCAACCTGGACTTGGTGGAGAGACAGAATCCTCTGAAGAAGAAGTCATTGCTGAGGTCCCTTCCATAGAGTCGGATGATCTACCTGTCTTCGAAGCCAAGAAAGAAGAAAAGGAAGAAGAGGAAGAGGAAGAAGAAGACGAAGAAGATGAGAAGGCAATGAAAGAAGCCTTCAAGAACGACATGAAGAAAAAGCATGCCAAGTCAATGGCAGAAGATGTCGACGCTCTCTTCAATGGCGAATCACTCTCTGAAGAGTTCCGCACAAAAGCCACAACAATCTTCGAAGCAGCAGTTAACTCACGAGTTGATGCTATCCTAGAAGATATGATGACAGAAAATGATGCAGTTCTTGCAGAAGCTGTCGAAGAACTCAAGAATCAGATGTCAACACAAGTCGATGAATATCTAAACTATGTTGTTGAACAATGGGTTGAGGACAATCAAGTTGCAATCGAAGCAGGTCTTCGTGCAGAACTCGTTGACGATTTTATTGGTGGTCTAAAGAATCTATTCGCAGAACACTATATCGAAATCCCAGACGAGAAGGTTGATGTAGCGCAAGAGCTCGCAAATCGCGTCGCAGAACTCGAAGAATCAACAGTTAAGACAACAGAAGAAGTATCAGAGATTATTGCTTCTCTAACAGAACAACTCAATGCTGCAAAGAAGAACGAAGCAATTCGTAAGATCTGCGAAGGTCTAACTGAAGTGCAGATTGAGAAAATGAAATCGCTCGCAGAGGGCGTGGAGTTCACCACAGAAGGTGAGTTTGATAATAAGCTCGCAACTATTCGCGAGAACTACTTCCCAAGTAAGACCAATGTGAAGAGTGAGGTAAAGGCACTTCAAGAAACAGCTGTTGAAGAGCCAGAAGTAGCAGAAATTCATGGTATGATGAAACATTATGTTAATGCAATCGCAAAAACGGCTCCAAAAGCCTAATTAACTCATCTTTTTTACGGAGAGAATAAAAATGTATCTTAATGAAACATATGTAAAGAAGTGGGCTCCAGTTCTAGATCACGGCGATCTACCAAAAGTTACTGACCCATACAAGCGTGCAGTTACTGCACTCGTTCTTGAAAACCAAGAGCGCGCCCTCATGGAAGAATCACGCTCAATGCAGAACCTCTGGGAAGCAGGTTCAGTTGCAGGCGGTGGTCTACCAAACAACATCGGTGGTGGTTCATCACCTGTTAATGGTGGCGAAGGCGCAATCAAGGGCTTCGACCCAATTCTAATCGGATTGGTCCGTCGTGCACTACCAAACCTAATGGCTTATGACATCTGCGGCGTTCAGCCAATGACAGGTCCAACAGGCTTGATCTTCGCAATGCGTTCAACCTTCGCATCTGCAACAGCACGTGCTGGTGAAGCATTGTTCAATGAAGCAAATACTGGTCACTCAGGTAATGCTGCAACAGGCACACAGTCAACATTGGCTGTCAACCCTGGTAATGCTAACGCATCAATCTTCGGTCTTGATAACACTGGTCCTGGCTTCTCAACAGCCTTCGGTGAATCAGCAAACCTAGCACAGATGGGCTTCCAGATCGACCGTGTTGCTGTAACAGCAAACACTCGTGGTCTACAGGCATCATACACGCTAGAACTTGCACAAGACCTCAAGGCAATTCACGGTCTCGACGCAGAAACAGAATTGACAAATATTTTGTCAACTGAAATTCTTGCTGAAATCAACCGCGAAGTTGTTCGTACTGTTTATGCAACTGCTAACGCAGGTATCACAAACAATGCAACAGGTAATGTCTTCAACCTCTCATCTGCATCTGACACAAGCGGTCGCTGGCAGGTTGAGAAGTACAAGTCACTCTTGTTCGCAATCGAAAGAGCAGCAAATAAGATTGCTAAAGACACTCGTCGTGGCAAGGGCAACATGCTTATCCTTTCAACCGATGTTGCCTCTGCTCTTGCAATGACTGGTCTTCTAGACTACAACTCAGCACTAGCTGGTCAAACAAACCTAACAGTTGACGACACAGGCAATACCTTCGCAGGTACGCTATTCGGTCGCATCAAGGTTTATGTTGATCCATATTCTGTAACTGGTACAGACTATGTCGTAGTAGGATACAAGGGAACCAATGCTTATGACGCTGGTCTCTTCTACTGCCCATATGTTCCTCTACAGATGGTTCGTGCAGTTGACCCACAAACCTACCAGCCAAAGATTGGCTTCAAGACTCGTTATGGTCTCGTTGCAAATCCTTTCGCAACTGGCGCTGGTACTGGTGCTCTAGCAAATGACACAAACGTTTACTATCGTAAGTTTGTTGTTCTAAACATCAACCAATAATTGATGCGCTAGAAAAAGTTTTGCCGACTTAAAAAATAATAAGGCAATACTAAATGAGGGGGGCTGAAAAGCCCCCCTTTTTTTCACACCTAAATAGTTGTATCGTTTCTAGGAATAGAAAGAATGACAGCACTAACGCGCACACCAACAAATACTGACTTACTACAAAGTACAAAATTTAGAGTGACGTTTGATCGTTTGCCTGGAGCAACATACTATTGTCAAGCAGCAAACGTTCCTGGAGTTTCATTGACTGAAATTCCAAGAGTGACGCCATTTATCGACCTGTATGTTCCTGGCGAAAAGATGATTTATGATACGTTTAATATCACTTTCCTAGTTGACGAAGATATGCGCAACTGGACCGAGATTCATGATTGGATTCGCGGTATGACATTCCCTACCGACTTCAAAGAATATGTAGATCTTGAACGACAAGCAAGATCTCCATATATTCGCGGCAGAGAAAAGAATAAGCCACAATACAGTAGTGCTGTGATGACTCTGTTCACAAACAAAAACAATCCAAACTTCAGAGTTAAGTTTGTAGATTTGTTCCCAACTTCAGTGGGAACAATATTGTTTAATGCGCAAGATACTGCAGAGAATATTGCAATCGCCGATGCAACATTTAGATTCTCTTACTATGAATACGAAAGATTAAGATAGTCTTTAAATATTCTTGAGACTTCGTTCAAACCAGACATACTGATTGTACTACCATAGAATTTGCAAGACAACTCTTGTTCTTACTTGTCTTTTGATGTGAAATGATTTATAATTGATGCATGAAAATAGAAACACCTCCACTTGAAGAATTAATGCAGCAATGGGAAAGGGATTCCGAAGTAGATACTACGGAGCCTGGAAAAGAAATTCTGCGCATTCCTATTCTGCATAACAAATATAACAAATACTTGTCATTACATAATCTTGCTGCCAAGAGAGCAGGATTAGAATATGACAAACTCAAGCGTATGAAATGGATGTATTATAACGGCAAGTTAGATCAAGAAGAACTTGATAAACTTGGCTGGGAACCATTTCGTTTCACTCTTAAATCCGACATCCAAGTTTACCTTGATGGTGACGATGATCTTGCAAAAATGAAACGCAAGAAAGCCTATCATGAAGAAGCAGCAAGTTTTTGCACCAACGTCATGAAGGAACTCAACAATCGCACGTGGCAGTTGAAAGAGTACATGGGCTGGGAGAAGTTTATCCAGGGTGCTCGATGATAGAACACGTCGTTGTTGAAAAAGTAAATAACATCTATGTCCAAGTGACTGCTGAACCTGCCATCTTGCAAGAGATGTCAGAGTTTTTTACATTTTCAACTCCAGGCTATCAGTTTTCACCTGCGTTTAAAAATAAATATTGGGACGGAAAGATTCGACTTCTGAATCTAAACACGAGACAAATCTATCTTGGTTTAGTTCCGTATATCAAAAAGTTTTGCAAGGACAGCAACTATACCTGCGAGTACATCGATGAAGAAAAGGAAATCTACCCTGTTGACACAAAAAATTTGGCAAGTGCTTTATCACTTCCAATGGAGCCGCGAGATTATCAGTTGCTCGCTTCTAGCGTCGGACTTACGAAGAAGAGAACTGTACTCATTTCACCAACCGCATCGGGAAAATCATTAATCATTTATATGATGATTCGCCACTTACTTAATACAGGTAAGAAGCGCGGATTGTTGATTGTTCCTACGATTAATCTCGTCACTCAGATGCATAGTGACTTTAAGAACTACTCATCTGTCAATGGATGGGATGTAGAGAAATACTGTCAGAAGATTTATGGTGGTGAGAGTAAAATCCCTGATAGTGATTTGATTATCTCTACATGGCAGTCAATCTATGATATGCCAAAGAAATACTTTGCTCAGTTTGATTTTATCATCGGTGACGAAGCGCATACGTTCAAAGCCAAGTCACTGACTTCTATCATGACTAAACTCATCAACTGTGATGTGCGTATTGGCACGACAGGTACACTTGATGATAGCAAAGTGAACAAACTCGTTCTTGAAGGTTTATTTGGACCAACTTTCAAAGTTATTTCCACAAAGGAACTCATTGAACGTAAACAACTCGCCAACTTCAGCATCAAGTGCATTGTATTAAAGTATCCAGAAATAGTTTGCAAAACAGTTAAAGGTTTCACCTATCAGGACGAGATGGCTTTTCTCGTTCAACACGAAGGTCGAAATCGTTTTATCACTGATCTTGCGCTAAACCTGAAAGGAAATAGTCTTGTTTTATTTACTTATGTTGAAAAACACGGTAAACTATTATTCGAATGGATAACTGAAAAAGCAAATGGTCGAAAAGTATTTTTTATCCATGGTGGGGTTGAAGCAGAAGATCGCGAAGCAGTGAGACATATCACTGAACAGGAAAATGATGCGATCATTGTGGCAAGTTACGGGACATTCTCAACTGGTGTGAACATCCGCAACCTACATAATATTATCTTCTCCTCTCCAACAAAAAGTAAGATTCGAGCATTACAATCAATCGGTCGTGTGCTGCGTTTAGGTGAAAACAAAGAAGCAGCCACGTTGTATGATATCGCTGATGATCTACGTTATGGTCCTTATACAAACTTCACATTGAAGCATTATGAGGAACGAGTGAAGATCTATAGTGAAGAAAAATTTCCTTTCACAACGAATAACGTAAGGATAAATTAATGTCTGAAGATAAAGTAGAATATAAACCAAAAGGTGAACTAAGATTTGTTCGCTTGCGATCTATTCCCGATGATGTGATTGGATATGTAACATACAAAGAAGGGTATATCACTGTTGAACTTCCATTGCGTATTGAGATTGAAACATTGTTTGACGAAGGTCGACAAATTTTAGCGATGCAAGAATATTTGCCGCAAGCAGTCGTTGAAATCAAAGAAGTAGACTTCGTTAATGAAGAGGTTTTGTTTGCAACACCTGTAAAGGCAGAGTTTGTTGAGCAGTACGAATATGTTGCTGATTTCTTCTACAACAATACAGCAAATATAAAGACACCAGTTAAAAAGAAAACCAAAGGTTTAGATGCCAACAATCCTGAAACAGTAGAGAAGGTTGTATCTATTCTTGAAGCAATGGCAAACAAAAAAGACAAACCAGTACACTAATTATGGCAAAGAATCACTATATCAATAACAAAGACTTCCTCAAGGAAATGACGAAGTATCGTACGGCAATTCGTAAAGCGAAAAGGCTTGGGCAACCAAAGCCACAGATTCCGCGTTACGTTGCTGAATGCTTCATGAAGATCGCTGAGAATCTCTCACACAAACCCAATTTCTTGTCTTATACATTTAGAGACGAAATGGTTGCTGATGCAATTGAAAACTGCGTGATGTACGTTGACAATTTTGACCCAGCAAAATCAAGCAATCCATTTGCCTATTTCACTCAAATAGTATATTATGCATTCTTACGTCGCATTCAGAAAGAGAAGAAGCAACTATATGTTAAATACAAATCAACTGAAACTGCTGGAATACTCGACGAGTTCGAACTCAATGAGAATGAAGATGGAACTTTCCGTCAATTCGAATTGTATGAAAACATTTCCGAATTCATACAAAATTACGAAAACGCTCGCAAAGAAAAGAAAGCCAAGAAAGCAGGGCTAGAAAAATTTGTTGATGAGGATGTAGTTAAGTGAAGATTGCTATACTAGGTGACACACATTTTGGTATGAGAGGCGACAGTATCGCCTTCCATAATCATTATCGTGAGTTCTATACTAAACACTTTTTCCCTTATTTGGTGGACCATGGAGTTAGGACCATCTTTCAACTTGGTGATCTATTTGATCGTCGGAAGTATATTTCTTTTCAGTCTCTTGCTCTTTGCCGCAAGTATTTTTTTGATGAGTTGGTTCGGTATAATTTAGAGTGCCATACTCTACTTGGTAATCACGACATCACGTTCAAGAATACGCTTGAAGTTAATTCACCAGAGTTACTGCTGAAGGATTATCCAAACGTTGTTGTTTACAACGAGCCAACGGAATGGAATGGTATTGATATCATTCCTTGGATCTGCAAAGACAATGAACTAGAAATTCTAGACTTTATCAAACGCAGCACTAATCATGTTTGCTTTGGCCATTTCGAACTGCAAGGTTTTGAAATGGATCGTGGCAATATTTGCCATGAGGGTATGGATCCTGCTCAACTTCAGAAGTATGATCTAGTTCTTTCAGGTCATTTTCATCACAAGAGCAACAGCGGCAGTATTGTATACGTCGGCACTCCAGGAGAGATGACTTGGGCTGACTACAATGATGAGCGTGGTTTTCATATCTATGATACTGAAACACGTGCGTTAGAATTTATAAAGAATCCGCTGCAAATGTTTTATAAGATTCAGTACAATGATGATGAATTGTATTATAATGATCTTGTGAATGCAGACTATTCTCATCTCGCAAGCAAGTATGTAAAGATTGTTGTTGAAAAACGCAACAATTCGTTCTTGTTTGATACACTATTAGATTCTCTTGCAAAAGCAAATCCGCTTGAAGTATCTGTTGTCGAAGACTTTTCTGAGATCACTGAAAATGTTGAGGTTGATATTGATCAAGCAGAAGATACAATGTCAATTCTAAATAAGTATGTTGATGGTTTGACTTTACCTGTAGAATCAGATAAAATCAAAACTGTATTGCGCGATGTGTACAATGAAGCATTGTCTATGGAGACAGCGTGATTTTATTTAAAAAAGTGCGTTACAAGAATTTCCTTTCTACTGGAAATGTCTTTACTGAAATTCCTCTGAACGAAAATGCCACGACATTGATCGTTGGTGAAAACGGTGCAGGTAAATCCACATTCCTGGATGCCATTACATTCTCATTGTTCGGCAAACCATTCCGCAATATTAACAAACCTCAACTTGTCAACTCAGTCAACGAAAAAGAATGTCTTGTTGAAGTTGAGTTTGATATTGGCAAGAAGTCATATAAGGTCATTCGCGGTATCAAGCCAAATGTCTTTGAGATCTATTGTGATGGTGAACTCTTAAATCAAGACGCCAAAGCAAAAGATTATCAGGATCATCTTGAAAAGATTATTCTCAAGATGAACTATAAGTCATTCACGCAAATTGTTATCCTCGGATCGACTAACTTTACTCCATTCATGCAGTTGTCAGCAGCGGATCGTCGCACTGTCATCGAAGATCTACTTGACATCCAGATCTTTTCTGCAATGAATGTGATTGTCAAAAGCAAACTACACACACTTAAAGACGAAGCATCGCATCTTAAAATTCAAATTGATAACACTAAAGATAAAATCGAACTACACAAGAAACATCTTGATGAACTCAAGAAGAATACAAAAGAAATCGTAGACGCAAAGAAACAAGAAGTGACTGAAAACACGGCATCACTCTCAGCACTTGAAGTCGAAGCGACTGACAAAGAAACGCAAATTGAAAGTTTATTAAACGAAGTATCAGATGACGATTCAACCAGTAAAAAATTCACAAAGTTAAATCAACTTGAAGCCAAGATTGAAGGGAATATTCAGAAACTCGAGAAAGACATCGAGTTCTATTCTGTAAATTCGACTTGTCCAACCTGCGATCAGGCTATCAATAACAAAGACGAAAAAGTACACACCTGTAACAGTAAAATCACAGAACTAACTGAAGGTCTAACAAAACTAAAGGAAGAGAGTGATGCCGTTCTACGTCGAATCAATACAATTAAATCAACCCAACAAAATCTTAAAGTTCTTGAACAAGATCTTGTGCGGATCAATACTTCTCGCAAGCAGGTTCGAAACTATATTGCGAAACTTGAAAAAGAAATTAGTGAAATAGAAAGTAAACCAGCCATGAGCGATGAGTTCAAGGCACAATCAAAAGAGTTACTCAACGCATTACAAGCATTCAACGAAAAAAGAAAAGAAGTATCTGAACAAACGCAAAACTATGATATTGTCGCGCAGTTGCTTAAAGATGGCGGGATTAAGTCGAAAATCATTAAGCAGTACGTTCCAGTTATCAACAAACTGGTTAATAAGTATTTGGCTGCGATGGACTTCTTTGTCAACTTCAACATTGACGAGGAGTTCAAGGAGACCATCAAGTCTCGTCACCGAGATGATTTCAGTTATGAAAACTTCTCAGAGGGTGAAAAGAAACGTATTGATCTAGCACTGTTGTTCACTTGGAGGTCGGTCGCCAAATTAAAGAACAGTGTCAATACCAATCTTCTCATCTTCGACGAGGTCTTTGATGGTTCTCTTGACATCAATGGTACTGAAGAATTTATGAAGTTGATAAATATGATGAATGACAATACAAACATCTTTGTGATCACTCATAAGACTGATCAGATGGTTGATAAGTTCAAGCATACAATTCGTTTTGGTAAGGTAAAGAATTTCTCGCAGGTGATATCATGAGCAAGATGGTAAAGTATTACAAGGGCAACCTTGTTGAATTTGAGATTTTAAAGTTGGTTGATTTCTACGACCCAATTCTTCGTCAACCAACTGTACCTGTTAAGTTTGATACACTCGAGGAGCAAAAGAGAGTTGCTTATCTCGCATTTTCTCTCTGTGAAACTTTAGGTGAACTTCAAGGTCTTGGTCTTTCTGCCAATCAAGTTGGCTTGAAAGAAAAAATGTGTGCTATTAATATGGGTAGTGAAATTTGGGTTTTAATTAATCCAGAAATCATTGAATCGTCTGGTGAACCTACTGAGTATGGCGAAGGATGCTTGAGTTATCCTGGATTGTATTTGAAACTCAAGCGTCCAAGTCACATCAAAGTTAAGTTTCAAGCAATTGGTGGTCAAGAAGTTGAGCAAGAATTTGATGGGCTGACTGCTGTTTGTATTCAACATGAAATTGATCATTTGAATGGAATAATGTATACTGATAAAGTCAGTTCAATTAAACTTGATCAAGCGAAAAGAAAGGTGAAGCAAAATCTGAAGAAAATGCGCGCCTATGCTGAACAGCATGCGCAACAATTAGAGATGCAAGAACAAACTCCGCAGATCGAAGAACCCAAGATTAACATTCTTCCTGCAGCAGAACCACAGAAAAACAAGCCTGAGAAATTTGTCTATAACGTAGGCTGACGTAAGTTATTGATTTTATTCGGGTTTTAATCTGTTGTCTTTTCAGCCATTTTAGTCCATAATGGTTCTATGGAAAAGAATTTACAGGCTTCTAAATCGATCCTCGCCAAACTCTTGGCGAGCGAGAATATCACCGTCTCTCACCAAAATGTCAAGACGGCATACTTCGACCTCAAAAATCGTACGATGGTTCTTCCCGTTTGGAAGGACATGGACGGCGACTTGTATGACCTGCTGACTGGCCACGAAGTTGGTCATGCTCTGAACACTCCGCAGCAGGGCTGGCATAATGAAGTTGCTGAGAGTGACAAGAAATTCAAAGATTTCTTGAACGTCATCGAAGATGCGCGCATCGAAAAACTAGTCAAGCGCAAGTTTCCTGGACTTTCAAAGTCCTTCGCTCGTGCATATACATCATTATATGAACGTGACTTCTTCGGCATCAAGAAACTACAAGACCTCAGCAAGTTGACTCTGATTGATCGCATCAACCTGCGTTTCAAGATGGGTGCACATGTCGTTGTTGAATTCAATGACTTCGAGCGTGACATCGTTCGTGAAGTTGAGGCTGCTGAGACTTGGGATCAAGTTGTCGATATTGCTCGTCGTGTGTATGACTACACCAAACAGAATGAGCAAGACAAGATTCAAAACAAACAAGATCTTCAAGAACAGATGCAAGAAGAGCGTAAGCAGGATCAACAAGATTCTGGTGAGTATGACGACGCTGACGACGATTCTGATTATGAAGATGACATCGATGGTAACGATGACTCTGACCTAGATGAAGAATCAGACGGCACTGATGCTGAAGATTCTCAGGATCAAACTGAGTCTGACGATGAAGAAGATGCTGAAGAAAATCAGCACAGTTCTGGTGGCGGCGATCAAGAAGAACAAGAAGATGAAGATGAGCCGCAGTCTGTAACTGATCGCAATTTCCGTCAGCGTGAGCAGGAATTGGTCAACGAGACTGGCAAAATCTTCATGTATGAGTTGCCTGATGTTGTTCTTGAGAACATTATTCTTCCGAACACAGAAGTTGTGAATGATCTTGAGCAATTCTTCCGCTCGCAAATTGAAGATACCGATCGTCGTTATGGTCATCATGGTATTGCATACGACACTGTTGTTCAGAAGTGTGTTCGCAAGTTCAACGCGAACAACAAAAAAGTCATCATGCATATTCTGAAAGAATTTGAGATGCGCAAGAAAGCCAACGAGTATGCTCGAACGCAGACTGCTCGAACTGGCGAGTTG